CTTGCACAAAAAGATGCTTTACGACCTTTATCTTTCTCTGTTTTTGGATTTGGGGCAGGGGCTTTTAGGTTACTACCATTCTTTGCGTTGTACTCAGCACGACCTTTGGCAGTCATTCCTGCACCCTTATCTGTAGGGTTGTAGGTCTTTCCCTTACCAGTAGTCTTATGAGCTATCGGTTTATCGTGTTTAGTAGCCATTATTTTTTCGCAGTCTTAGCTGATTCTTTAAATGCTTTGGCTGTAGGTGCGCCTTTAGTGCCAGGCTTACGCATTTTCTCTACAGGCTTGCCTTCTGCCTTCTCTTTTGCAATCCTAGCCTGTTTTGCATGGATATTGGCATAGAGTCCAGGTTTAGTTGCCATTTCTTTTTTTCCTTGGTTTAGGTGCTTGCTTATCTAATGCTTTAGCTACATCTGCGGCTTTGAAATTTTTGTCCCAAATTGCGTTATCTCTAGTTGTAGCCTTTTTTAAAACTGGTTTTTTAGATATTGGAAAGTCCCATTGTGGGACTTCAGGTTCATCGCCTTTAATTATGAATGTATAGTTTGCTTCCATTTTCTCTACTTGCAAATCTACCTTTTTAGCCTTATACCAGCCAAAATGCGCCATAATTTTTTCAAATAAAGGCGTTCCATCTACTATGTCAATCTCAGTCATGCTAGTTCCTTTTCTTCAATAAAACACACATCCTGCCAAGACATCACCAAGTATTTAGTGCCATCTTCTTCGTATTTAAAGTATTTAAGGTATTCTTCGCCCACATCATCGTTCATGGTTCCGAAACGGACTCTGGCTCCTACTGGTACAGGCATATCTTCCCTACGACCATTGGGTAACTTTTTACCTGGTCCTACGGCTATTACCGTACCCATGTTTTCTACTTCTTTATTATCAATAATTAATACTGTAGATAAAACCCTAACATCAGGTTTGACCACGATTTTGTCTAGTAATGGCTTGAGTTTCATGCTTTTTTGGGCCTTCCTCTGCCTTTTTTAGGTTCGGAGCTTTCAATAGGATCAGTAATTGACTGAACCATTGCATCTAAAGATAGGCTAATTTGAAATGCCCATTCGCCACACCAGCCATTGCTTGATGTGTTTACGGATGCTGGGTATCTTTGGCAGACACCCATACTTCTATCGCCTAAAGAAAAAAATCGACAAGAAATACAATTTTCTTTATCGTTTTGTATAGCCACTTAGTTCTCCGATTACTATTTGGTTAGGTGGTAGGGAAGTGTGAGGCTTCCCTATTTACCGCTTATTTTTGGTTTGAATCTTCTTTAGCGTATGAAGTACGCTTGTGATCGTAGCAAATTCCTGCTGTACGACCAGTATTGAATAGTTTGTCAGAGCCAGTAGCATCCATCTTGCCCATTGCAACGCCATCTTTCATCTTTTCCATTTTTTCGCCTGATTTATCAGAAGAAGTTGCCGCTGGAATCTTTGCGCCTTGTGTACCGTAGTTCATGTGTAATCCTTTTAGCTAAAAAGTCTGCAATATCGCAGTTCTTCAATTTTATGGTGATTCTATTCCATGTCAAGCATTTTAATCAATCTGATTGCGGCATCGACTGAATCTATTCTACAAACTGCTCCACCACGCCAATTTTGCATGAATTTTACCTGGGGCTCTGTGTAAGGTTTGCGTTCATTTGCCTTTACTTCAACCAAGATGCTATGTTTTCCTTTATAACCTATTAATAAATCAGGACAGCCTTGACCAACTCTAGATAAATTTAATACAGATGCACCTAACGCAATAAAGGTATTTATTATTAGCGATTGGTTCTCATCGACACGCTTGGCATAATAGGTCATTGTTTTGTAATATATTTAAGGTTAGTATTCAATTACTTAAACCAACAAGGCTTATATGAAGATTTTGTTATTAGATATAGAAACTTCACCTAATGTAGCCCATGTTTGGGGCATTTGGCAACAAAATGTAGGCCTTTCTCAGTTATTGGAGTCATCTTATACCATGTGCTATTCAGCTAAATGGCTAGGTGATGAGCAAATATACTTTGATTCAGTTCAAAAAAGCCAACCTAAATCAATGCTAGAAGGCATACATGGTCTTTTAGAACAAGCTGATGCTGTAGTTCATTACAACGGCACAAAGTTTGATATGCCAACTTTAAACAAAGAATTCATTATTCATAAAATGGATCCGCCGCCGCCAATTAAGCAAATAGACTTACTTAGGGTAGTTAAAAGCCAGTTTAGGTTTCCAAGTAATAAATTAGATTATGTAGCTCAAAGACTGAGCTTGGGAAAGAAAAAAGACCATGAAGGGCATATTCTTTGGGTCAAGTGTATGAATGGTGACAAAAAAGCCTGGAAAATTATGGAAGAATACAATATTCAAGATGTGATATTGCTTGAGAAATTGTACAAAAAGCTATTACCTTGGATTAAAAACCCAATTAATCTTAATATAATGAAAAAAGATCGCAATGGATTTGATTGTCCAACTTGCGGTAAAGCATCATTAATCAGCAAAGGGTTTAGCTATACAACAACTGGAGCTTACCAAAGATACCATTGTAAAGCCTGTGGTGCGTTTTCTGTAGATAAAAGATCGGTTATTCCTCACGCAAATCTTAAACATTTAGCATGAAAATTACGCCAAAAGTCCTTGAAGCAATCTATTTAACGCTTGCCAAGTGCGAACCGTTTACTAAATGGGACTTGCCGCCTAGCGAATTGTGCCGTTTTTTAATAGTAGACGATCATCAGGTTATGGCTACATATGAATATGATGAATCAGTAGGTAAAACTCATATATTTTGTATATCAAAAGCTAGATGCGGACATTACGATACTGTAGTTAGGTCTATGGCCCATGAAATGATTCATTGTTCTAGGCACAAGTCTGGTAAATGGACATTGCATGATGCTACTTTTAAACGCAGGAAAATGCTAGTAGGGCAATGCCTTGGTTTTGATGGTCACGAATTATAAATTTCTATGATAGTAATGCGTAGAATTATCAAGCATTGACTGTATTGCTTGATCTATAGTATGAAACCAAGCTATATGCCACCCATCTTCTGTATAAACTTTAAAGCTCATTTGGCTAAGATCACAAGCCCAGCATTTGCAACGCAATATCCAAAATATGTGATAGCCATTCCAGTATTCCCCTTAAAGAGTTGTTCAATAGCAATGTAGGCATAGATTACTCCTGTCAAAATGATTAGCCAGCTAGACATTTAGCAATCCATTTGTAATTTCCAATAATTGTTCTTCTGTCGTTGAGTGAGTTGATTCCCAAGCTCTACGCCCAAGGTGGTGAATACCCAAATCGAATCTATGGTGAGTTGGACAGAGTCCGATGGTTGGGGCTGTGGCTCGTTTGCCTGTTCTTCTGATGTGGTGGATTTCACAAGGTGTTCCAGGGTTATCTTGCGTGTAACATAATATGCAACCTATATCTGCAATTTTTCTAAATCGTAGTTTATCTGCTTTAGTCATCTAACCAATGTTTTTCTTGTGGATCAAGAGTATTGTCATTTAAAGCTGATTGTGGAACCCAAAATTGCGGATCACGCCCAGTTTGTTTTACTTTCCAATATTCTTGCTTTTTGGCATCTTTGCCCCATATCCAACCACGCAATACATACGAACCAAGCATACCAGTTAAAAGATAATACTTTCTATCATCCTTGTCCCAAGTGTGCATTTCAAGTTCACCATTATGGTAATGCGTACATCTTACATCTACATTATCCACATCAGCACCACCTTTAACGCCTTTAGACCAAAATTTATTTAGATGTTTGGCTAATGCGGCCTCTGCTAATGCGCCATTAATCATCCTTCCAAATAAATCATGCTGTGCTTCACCAGACCTACTTCTAAAGTCTTTATTTTGAATGTTTTCAATAGCCCTTTGACAGCCAACCATTGAAGCCATTTGAATTTCAGATGGTGTTAGGTCTATCTTTATCATGGGCTATATCCTGTAGGACTAAAGACATTTCAACAATTTCTCCGCCAATTTCGTATGCACGATGCGTATTGTTATTTAACATACAGTCGTGATATTTTTTCAGCAAACTGTTTAAAACCAAATACGGCAAAGAATAATCTCTCATTACTTTCTCCTATCCACAAGTTTTTAAATCGCCAGTTGGCGTTTGTTGTACTACACAGCCTTTTTCATCCATCTTTGGCTGTTTTACTAACTGACGGCATTTTTGCCTTACATCTATTGGCAAATCTAAGTCAGAACACTTATAAACATGGGTTTCATAAACATCCTTGTAAACCATGCACCCAAGGTAAATACCAATAATTACCAAAATAATTCCCAATGTTTTAAACATTTCCCTGCCTCCGATTGCTTGAAAGAGTGCGCCATATATCAATAATTCGCATTTCATGGTTTCTTTCGTTATCTATGCGTTTAAATTCTTTTAAGGCGTTAGTCCAGGCTGTAACAGCTTCAGCGTATTTGAGGCTTGCTACGGCTTTTGCTTCCCTCTCTGCTACTGTGCCATCAGCTAATAGAAAAGAATGGCTCTTGGCTTGTTTTAAGCCTTCCTCAAGGTATTTAACTTGCCCTGCCCATGCCGCATGAATCTCATCTGTAGAAGATAGCCTTTTAAGAGCTTCTTCTACCCTGTTTTCAGTAAGTTGCTCTAAATTCATTTCCATTCTCCTTTTTCGTCAGCCCTGTTACCTTTTACCCATTGATCCTCAAAATCACGAACTAATT